GTGAGATTTGGCATATCCGGATACCTTCTACAGTAGTCCTCAGCTAGCAATCTATTCTGCTTTTTATTACTCATTCAATAAGGTATATGTGAAAACTCCTTTCCCACTATCCCTACATTTTTTCAGTAAAAAGTTAAAATCTGATGGATCAGCTATGACCTGACAACCGGCACTCCACTTATCCACTAGCTTACTCATCAGGTTTGCATTTGCTCTGTGTATGTTTATACCAAACATGCCCCTATCAATTACTCCAACAGCATCAGCTTTCTCATCCTTATTGGCATCTCTGAATACATTCACCGGTAAGGTCTGAACGAGTGCCTCATATTTGTTCTGATGCTTACCTAATCTCCATGTGTTGCGATATTGCCCCTCACATAGCACAGCAGTACCTTTAGGATTGAGTAGGTTTTTTAGCCAGTGTTTACCTGGTCTAGTTGTCGCATGGAATGAGTATGCTTTATCTCCATCTATGAGGAAGATATTGTCGCAAAAGGTATTTGGTACATAGTCCTTTGTCCTGATACCTACTATGTGAAATGTCTCCCACTGATAACCTTTGACTGCAAAGGCATCTTTAAGCCATGACAAATTATTTATTGTCAGCATTCAGCTTTTGTATTTTCTTGTGATAGTAGATGATTGTCATGACTCCCACTACAATAGCTACTAAGCCTGCTCCTATCTTCACTAACACTTCCACTGTCTCAAGCTGAGTGATGGAAGCCATGCAGATAGATGTCACTGCTCCAATGGTACCAGGTGTGTCGTTACTTGTTACCATTGCCCTCTCTTTTTTTCAAGTCACTCATCATCTTGTTGTAAAATGATTTCATTTTCATTTCATACTCTTTCCGTTTATCTACCTGACTGGTAGAAAGTCTCTTATTGACCATCTTAGTGTTGATTGTTTTAAGCCTTGTGAGTAGTTCAGTCCTGTCTGAGTATATATCTGAGTATATGGTGACTGATCAGGTGATACATTGCTGCTATATTCCGGAAACAAAGATACATTCTGTCTAATATAGTCTAGCATCCTTTGTGTATAATAGCGTGCATTGTCCTTTGCTGCCTCCATTAGCTTGTGCAATTCAGTCTCACTGATGCTATTGGCATTCTCACTGTCTCTACTTACTATGTTTCCATTGTCATGCTTATACACTAAGAGGGGATAGAGCTCAATCATGGTCCACCACACTAGCATCTTTCTCACATATTGGTCTAAGAGTGTCTCATAGTCCCCAGCTAAGGTCTGATTTTGTGCATCTGTTTTCAGCTTATTGGTCAAATCAGTGCCTAGAAAGTTGACTAGATACTTGTCTTGAGCTAAGTAGATGCATGGTCTGATGATAGCAGTGTCAACACTGTCATTAATCGCTGTATATTTCTTGATGAATGTCTCATCAATAAGTAGTATTTCCGGTAGTACTGCCATGATTTTAACTGTATTTTAGTGATCCTCTTGATGGTGTGTTGATGGGTGCAATGCTTTCAAATCCTTTTGGCTTCACATAAGGCACATTTCCCACTCTCTTGTCATTGTCTAGTCCTTTGTTAGGCAAAAATCTTCCTTTCTCTTGCTTCCGAAAGTATATCTGTCTCTTCCAAAAATGATGGCAGAATGCGCCTCCTTTCCATCTGAATATATCGTATGTGTTCTGCCCTTCCGGTGCAAACTCACCATTGACTCCAGCATCACTCATTCTTTGTATATCTTCATACTTGAATACTGCCCCTGCCTTGCTCATGCCTACCATCTCTATGCAGAAGTCTCTGCTGTTAGCTGATAGATTTTGACTGTATGCATAGCGGAGCTTGTATAGTCCACTATCACCCCATTGGCTTCTAGCTGACTCATCACCTTTAGCATAGCTGTCTAGTGATTGGCATTGCAGTACAAACTCTGATTCTGCATCTACATCAGTTACATCTTCCTCACTGAGTAACTCCCACTCATCATTGATGTACTCAGCTTTCTCTTTTAGCTGTTCAATGAATACCTTGCCTTGCTCGTCAGTAAAATCTTGCTGTTCAGCATCCGCATGTATTAACTTTTTTTTTTCAGCAGACTGCTGAACTACTGTGACATTTTCTTGCATCTCAATGATGTCATTCTTTTCAATAGTCACCTTTGATGGCACTGCATTGAATGCCAATATCTCCTCCACTGCATTTGTGATGATGCGCTGAAATGGCTCAATAACTTGCTTAGTGAACACATATAAAGCTGCCTTTATCTCATCTGTGTTGCTGCCCAATCCATTGCCATCAGTTCTCACTCCCATAAGCAAAGGTGATGTCACTCTATGCGCTACAATGATCTGTGATGTAGCCTCTTTGGAGAGGTACTCATATTGCTTGTCAGCATCAGTAATTGGAAAGGCTTGAATGTTGGGAGCTTCCTCCTTATTCTTTGTGAAAGTGATAAGAAACTTTCCAGCATTATGTGTTCCGGATAAATTCCTTTCAATTTCTCTAGAGATCATTCTCTGAGCTTCGGGCGATGGCTCACCATTGGCAAAGTTGATGTGAAACGATGGAAAGAAACCATTCAAGATATTGTTCACATGGTATTGACTGATGTGCCTGGTTAGTTCAATCCAATCCTTACTACTGATGTAGTCGGGGCGAGGATAGTACATTGATCCCACACTATGCAAATGGAAAAAAAGGACTTGTCTAGGTGATGGATCTTCGGGATTGAAAAGAGGTACATATTCAGGCTTGTTCTTTTGCTTTCTGATGTCCATCCAATCTCTGCTATACCACACTCCCACTACTTCATCTTCACTGTCTGATATAGCTAGTCTCACATTTTCATAGGGCAAATGATTGACCTTAACTATGCGAGTATGGTCCATGCTGTAAATGACCTCCCAATATACTCCCCCTTGCAATTTCAAATCTAAAGCTGTAGAGCCTAAGATACTATCTAGCTCAAGCTTAGCAATGTTCACCTGGCTAGCAGGATTCTCACTCTTGAAACCTTTACCGGCTATCATGAATGAGATGCTATTGACTAGACTACCATGTACGGGTGAACTCTGATACAGATCTATCAAATAATTTGGCATTGAGTTACCCTCACCCCATTCAACCCATCCCTTTGTAGTCTCTTTCTCTACTTCCTCTACTTTGATATATTTAGCAAAAGCTAAATTAGTCAGATTATTGTCCATTGTATATGTAGTCTGATGGTGTTGTAAAGCTCGGTGTCTGATAGTAGGTCACTCCCCAAGTTGCCTCCATAAAACCTTCATCTATCAGACCCAAAGATAGTGATGGATCTAAGTTAGTTCCACTATTTTGTGCATAAATAAAGTAGGCATATCTGCCTGGTTCAGTCAATAAGATACCGTTGTTTAGGGGATCATTGACATTAGTGTCAAATTCCAAGAGACTAGCTCTCTCATTTTCACTCAGCACTTTTGGTATGAAAAAATACTCCTGCCCGGTATTAGCATGCACTAGCTTAACCAAGTAATGAGTATAAGTAGCAGCCAAGATCAGCTCACCCTCTTTCAAAGAGAGGTAAGCTGTCTGATTGGCTGTATTAGTTTCAACAAATAGCATCTGCTATTTTAGAGAGTAGGTGCGTCTATTGTACCATCAAAGTCACTAACGATAGAGTCAGCTAGGCGGTAAGCTTTTGCTGTTTCCTCTGCAGTAAATGTGATTCTGTATCCATTCAAATCACCCTTAACAGTACCAGTCTCAGTTGACTCAGTAGCTACCTCTGCACCATCCTTATATCCCATCAACCAATAGTTGTCATTGTTGTCTTGTACAATAATGATGTGACGGCCTCTGCTGAATGTGTCAATCTGCAATCTGCGAGCTGCAGTCAATTTAGTGAATTGAGCAGTCAAGGTCTGTGTGTAGAAAATAGTGTTATTCTCTTTTGATACAGTGGCAGCTTCAACAAAGTTACCTACATGAGGTTTCATGTTGTAAGTCTCCCATGTTGCTGCTGGTAGTGCTGTTATCAGTTGTGTTGTTGGATCTATTGTAGCTGCATTAGAGATGGTAGCATAAGGACCAATCCAAAAGGCCTTAATACCACCAATCGTTGACTTACAATCTACAAGAAATCCGCTTGTTGCTATACATGACATGGCTTTATATTTTTTTATTAGTTAATATCTATAAAAAAGGCGGAGCCAAATACCCCGCCCCTTTTTATGTTAGATTTGATAATCTTAGTAAGCTACAGCTCCATCTGATGTGAAACCAACCTGAGTACCGAAACGGTATCTCATAGCCATGCGGACATTATCAGAGGCATCAGTCAAGCTCATATCTACAACCTTAACTTCGTTCTGATCAGATACCAAGTCAGTACCTACAAACAAGTTCTCAGGTTGAGCAAACAACAAGCAGTCATTTGGGAAGCCAGGACATACATAAATCTCATATCCATATACTTGTCTCAAGATGCTGTTGTCAGCAGGCTGCAATGGACCACCGGTACCAGCTGCCATACAAGCTTGCATGTACAATTGGAAAGTCTTGCGGCTCATGTAGCACTTAGTGTTGGGAGAACCAATGATAGATGCTGGGATAACAGCTACAGTTCCATCAACAGCAGTCATGATGTTAGCAGCAGTCAAAGCAGCAGCGATGTTGTAGCTAGGAGATGTAGTGAATGCATCTTGTAGCTTTTTCATCAAGCCATCAAAAGAAGTGTATCCACTAGATCCACCAACAGCTCCAGAGAAATTACCTTGCCATAAGTTGAACTCAATCTGTTCAGAGATTTTGCCAGCTAAGTAAGTCAATAAAAAGTCAGCAAAGTTAGCAGGGATAACATCATTGATGAAACCTCTACCGGTTTGCATAGCTTCCCAATCACGAGCAAAATCAGCTTTACATACTTGGATGTTAGTCATCAAGTCAGTCACTTGCAATACAGCCTCAGACAAAGTTAAGGTAGATGTGCTATTGTCAAAATCACAGCTTGCAGCCTTTACTAGATTTGCACTTGCTAATTTCTTCAATACAGCTTTAAACTTTACATTTTCTTTGACTGTCACATAGCGGTTAGCGATGGTGTCTCCAGTCAAAAGAGCAGCACTGATGTAGGGTAAAGCTAATTCCCCAGCATAAGAGCTTGCAGAGATGGTTAAATTACTTGCCATTTTTTTCTTTTATTAAAAATTATTTATTTGCGATTATTGCCTTGATTCTGTCAGCACTATTTGTGTACTGTATCAAAGGCTTGATTTCTTTCTTTACTGCTGTCTGCTTAACAGATACAGCTGCAGCTTGAGTTGATAGAGCAGTATAAGCAGCTTTCACTGTGTCAAGCTCTTTGCTTACCTCAGCCATCTCAATCTCTTTAGAGCTGACGATTTTTTCAAACTCAGCTTTTAAGTTATTGAACTGCTCAGTGAGTGCAGTCAATGCATCATCTACATACTGCTTAGTAAGTACCTCAGCTTGTTCAGCTTGCTCAGCTTCTACAGTCACCTCTACTTCTACTTCATCCTCAGCTTTAGGAGTAATAGCTGATACCTTGCCATCAAGTACTGAAAGCACAGTGCCATCGGCCACAATATAGTCACCGTCAGCAACAGCCACAGGATTGCCATCAGCATCCTTAGTGTAAATTTCAACCCCAAGATCCCAGCTTTCAGCCGGTGTGAAAACGATAGTACCATCCTCTAGTGCTGTTTCAACCATAAATTTAAGAGCCTCAGCGGTCTCCTCTTTTGTTACCTCAGCAGTTTCATCCACTGATAACTTAATACCATGAGCAGAAAGCTTTTCCTGAGCTTTTGCCATGATCTGATAAATGCGGTCTTTTACTTCCATAATCAATAGTATATTTTCTTATTTCCTTTTTTCAAATATCTTTTCTATGACTGATAACCCTAGTCCACCTCCGGCTATTAAGCACAGTGCATCATACATGAACTCAGGACAGATTTTGTGCTTATCTGCAACAGTTGCAATGAATGCAAGAGTTATCACAGTGGCAGTACATACAAGAGCTGCAAATCTCTTTGAGCTCATTGGATCATCTGCACTGATTAGCTTTTTAATCAGTTCTCTCATGGGTGTTCTAAGATGTTCAGTTCCTCAATCATCTCATCTAGGATTCTTTCCACCTCATATTCCTCCATCATCTTCTCTTCGTTCTCTAAGAAATACCCCTCTAGTGACCATCCCTTGAACACTCCATTCTTGACATCTTGCCACAATCCATCATCTTCCACATGACCTCCAATATACCAGGTGCCGGGAGGAGTAGTGAAACCCAATGCAGCTGACTTATCTTTGGTGGCATCTGTCTGTATCCATGTCTCCACTATGTTCACCCCTTGCACCGGTACAGCATGTTCAAGATTTGTGTATTGATGCATGGAATTTCTCATGTACTTCTGCGCTATTGTCTTAATCGTCTCAGCTTTATAGGTAGCCATCCATTCCTCTTTAGTCTTGTCATTGTAGCGGTAGATTAGTTGGTCTGGTATCATCACGGGACCATACAACATCCTCTGCTCACCACTCTCCACTGCTGCGAACTTTAGCTCCTCTACTTTCTCTTGAGCAGACAGTGCTATCCAGTTCACCATGATGGCAGGATTCTCTACCAATGACATGCAATAGACTCCAGTCTTTTGGTCATCCTCATTGATTACATACTCAATGATCTTCATTTTCTTTTTAGTATCTTCCATAGTATTATCCTCCTCCTAGTATAGATGCGGTGTTTTTTATTTTGAACTCTGCTTGCTGTGCATTGCTAACTTGTCCTGCTAGTACATAGGTCTGTAGTGGTGCATTGCTGATATTGCCTTGCAATCCACTTAGATTGAGTGCTGCCGGTGCTTGACCTCCACCTCCACCCATTGCACCTCCCGTAGGTGATGGCATATTGATGGTGCCAGGTGGAGTGGTACCACCATCAAATTGAGTCTTAGCAATTTTAGCGATATTCGCTGCTCCTGCTGCTCCAATGGTTACTGCATTGGCTATCTTTAGAGCAGTACCAAATGGATCAGGAATAGTTGTTACTGCACTGAGTGCATTTTGCACACCTTGAATAGTCGCTATTGTTGTCTGAGCAATGCTCAAAGCTTTTCCTATCTTGAAACCTTTCTCTGCACTGACTATACCACTTTGAGTTAAGGCATCATTGAGAGCCATCATTGAATTGGTGGCAGCTAAGGCTAGTTCATACTTTGAGTCCCATGCAGCTTGCATAAGTTGCTCTCTATCTTCCTGAGCTTTTCTTTCTGCTGCTGTCCTTTTATCTTCCTCGCTGATAGTGACTGATGTCAATGTAGTCTGTAGCTCTATTTGCTTATTTACTCCATTGACTAAAGTAGCATCCTTACTCTGTATGGTATCTTCAAAATTCTTTTGATCTAGCTCTCTATATTTTATTGCCTCTGCTAATGCTTTCTCATCATCTGCTTTTTTCTTTTCTGCAGCTTCCTTAGCATACTTATTGTTGATAGCAGCAATCTCTTTATTTTTTGCATCTTCAACACTAAGCTTTACTCTCTTTTCATCAAAGCCACTCTTTAGACCTAAATCTAATAATCTCTTGTACTTCTGTTCAGCATCATAAATCTCTCTCTCATAAGCAGTCATATTGATTTTTTTCTGCTTTTCTCTTTCCTCCAACATTAGCTGAGTGAAATCAGTAGTAGCTTTAGCTTCTGCCTCTTGCCTTTTCGCTAATCTGTCAGCCATTTCCATAGCTTGAGAGTTGATAAGACCTAACCTATCACCAATCATAGTCAAGCCCTCCATTGCCATTGTCAATATCTTGCCTAAGCTTGTGAAAGCTTGACCTATTGCACCTCCAGCATTTTTTAGCTTTTCAAAATTGGCTACTATACCTAAGATTGCAGTTGATATAAGGAAGATAGGATTGGTTAAGAGTGCTTTTCCCAAAGATGCAAAACCACCTCCCACTGACTTGATGCCCTCAGTCATATCTTTGAATGAAACAGACTTGACATTGGCACCCATCCTTTTCATAGATTCGCCAAAGCCAGTGATGTCTAGCTCACCTAGTTGACCTCTAGCGATGCTTAGGTTATTTCCAAAGTTACCTATAGCTGGACCAGCATTGGCATTGACTGCCTCTGCCACATCTTTCATCTGATCTCTCAGCTCCCCTGCTCTTTGCGCTAATTTGACGAACTCTTGAGAGCCAGCATCAAGACCTACCATTTGGTCTTGTACTGCCTTGATCTCAGCTTTTATTCCTTTTAGACCACTTAAAATCTCATCAGCCATATTATTCCACTTAGTATTGTACTTATTAGTATAATCACGATTGAATAGTTGATGAACTTAGTGATGTACTTGCTCATCTTATTCTTGTACTTACCTTTGGCGATACTACCCACCTCAGACTCTGTTGGTAGTTTCTGTTGTAGTAGTGCCAATGCCTCTGCTATGTGTGCAGGATTTATTTTTTCTATTGTCATTCTGAGCCATTTTGTGTTACATTCACCTGAGCAGTCCAATAAATCTCATCTGTTGGATAGGTGCCATTGAGATTCCTTACATACAGATTAACCACCTCGGGATAGGTGGTATCTGTTCTCCACAAAAGTTCCATTGGACCTATTCCACCTGGATCTACATCAATGATTATATTGTGTGGAATATCACCGGTAGCAGTTCCACCTATATTGGTGATAATTGAGTATGTCTGTATGCTATAAATCTTGTCAGGATGCCAGGCAGGAGTATGTGATACCCATGTAGTAGCTATGAATGTCACAGTAACTGCATAAACCGAGTTAGGCAATGTTCTAAACTGACCTACTATACCCTCAGTCAATGCGCTAGAAAATGTGTCCTTGCCAAACCATGTCATGATACCAGTTGCGCTTTGATTCTTGAACTGAGTGTCATTGCCACCCCCATACCAAATACCTTTGTTTTGTACCAATAAATCTGAGCCACCTACTATGCTATTGCGAGCTTCTCCAGTTACTGTCAATTTATCACCCACTACAAGAGTACCGGTAGCTGATGGGTCTTTTTTGAGAGATGCTCCATTGAATAGAGAGTCAAATCCTCCCTTGACTGCACTTAGGGGTGATGTAGGTCTAGGCTTTAGCCCTCCTTGATTCTGACTGCGGTAGCATTTGCTTACTGACGCATCCCAGTAGTATCCAATCTGCTCACAGCAAATCTGACTACCTCCATTCATCCAATCCACTGAGCCATCCTTTAGTATTGCTATGGCTGTATCTGTACAGAGATTTGGCAGCTCCACTGTGCTCAGTTTCTTTATCAATGTCACTGATGTACTTTGATTCATTCCCATATTGTAGCTATCCACAGCCAGTACTCTCCAATAACTATTGAAAAGGAATATACTATCATTGAACTGCAAATTGAGAATGTCAGTCACATCTAAATTGAATTGCGCTGTCAGTACCTTGCTTTCAGGGCTGTATAGCTCTTGCAGATAATTGTTGTAGTACTTCAAAAATCTAGTATTTGCAGGAGCTGATATGATTGGATGCATGGGTATCTCCTGAGAGAAATTTAAGTCCTCAGAACTAAGGTAAGGCAGCAATGTATCATACTGTCCAACAAAAG